TTGTGTTGTTTGCAGTCATTGGCAAGAGCTAACGCCATCACGCAGTCATCATGTAGCCCTTGTGGTGCTGTGTATCTCACTCCTGTTCTTGTATATTCAAATTCAAAGTTACGCATTTCATCGGCAATCACCCCGTCAGGAAATTTAACTTGCTGCCCTTGTACTGCCACCACTAACCCCTCAATAAGTTGCTGCTTAGATTGACTCGTAAATTTAAAACCTTTGATTCTTGGGTGTTGCCTTTGTAGTTGCTCAACGATAGGATCACCAACGCCTGTGCTATCCACAAATGCAGGTGTGTTGCCTATGGTCGCTGTAATCTTGTGAAGTGTCTGACTCCAATCAGCTTGGAATCTGTCAAAGTGAACAACCTCTCCCTTTTCGTTTAGTCCTATGATCACAGTCCAGTCAGTGTACTTTGCAAGGTCAATTCCGTAGGCTGTGGGTGTGCCGGTGCTTTGTTGAATACAAGCGTCAATGTTCTGATGTCCGAACGGGTTGCTATTATCGTCAGCAGGTTCAGCCAAATAAAGCTCACGAAAGACATACTCAGGTAAATCCCTCTTGGCTTGTTCAATCTCCACACGTTCAATGATGCCCTCATCTGCCGCATCGTAAGCCGTGATTTTGAAATACTCCATATTCGGATCGCCAGACTTTGCCCTCTCTCCTAATTTGTAGAACCAATTCTTTTTGCCCTTGACGTTTCCGATGAGTTTGCATTTACCTTGTGTTGCTGTTAAGGTTGAACGTAGAGCAAACCAAGAGTCCTCTCTTGCTCTTGATGCCTCATCAAAGACTGCCGCATATACATCATCACCATAAAGGTTATCAGGCTTCTCTGCTGATTTAAACTCTATCCTTGAGCCTACCGGTGTTATTAGTGTCAACTTGCTCTCATTAGATACAAAGAAGTTTTTCTCTGTCACTTGTGCCTTCATCCTTCTGAATGCAATCTCCGCTTGTTGGTAGACAGGAGCAACCCACCACACCGATTGATTCTCTTTTAGATTTAAACTCTGCTCAAACAACCAAATGATATGACTTGCCGTTTTACCTGTCTTAGTCGATGCAGCCGTTATCGTGTAACGTGCATCTGAATCTAAGATGGCTTTTTGGTAGCTCGTCAGTTTTGGTCTTGAGTAGTTGATTTGCATTTTTATTTTGTACCTATGGGTACAATTATATAGGGAACTCTTTTCTTTTCTTTTTTATTGCTTCTAAAACGACCTGTGTGATAGTTTTATCTTCGTTAAATGCCCATCTTGTCAAATCGTTTTTTTGTTCTTCAGTAAGTCTAACTTTAATGTGATGAGTTTTAGTTTCGGCTGTTTTTGTATATCTTTTTGTATATTTCATTTGCATCCTATAAGTTTAAATTTTTGTGTCAATTTTTAACCTATGACTTTACGCAATAGGTCTACACGCTTTTTGTTGATCGTATCAAGGTTGTGATGTTGGTGGCAATACTGGTAATTAATCTCACCTACCTCTTTGACTTTGTCTGACTTGATTAGCTTTCCAATCTCTGACCAGTCGTTGTTCTGCACAAAGAAACAGCCTAAATTATCTCGGTGGTTCGTGTACGGCTCAACTGATGAAACAAAGATGGGCAACTTGTAGGCTGCTGCTTCCAGAATCTTTAATTCTGACTTATATCGGTTGAACTTAGTGGGAAGTAGTGGAGCAATACAGATGTCAATCTCTGAATAATACTTTCCGAACTCATTCGCCTTTGTGCCTACTCTTGTCTGAAACCACTCAGGGCGTTTATGTCTTGGCTCTCCTGTGATTGCTTTCTCCATTGTTGCCCAATCAGCAACATTCTCATGGAAGCCACACATTAGGAACCTCGCTCCGTATTCCTCACAGATAGGCTTTATCTTGTCTGTAAGCAACTTTAAATCTTCAGTGTGAGATAACCCTCCAACCCAACCAATAGTGAAAGGATTCTCTGTTTCTGCTTTCCATTGGCTTTGATTTAAGTCTAAAGCATTGGGGATGATTGTGACGTTTTCATTGAACTCTTTTACCTTCTGCTCAAGTTGCGGAGTGGTAACCATTACAGCATCTGCATAGTGTAGGCTATCCTTGATTCCGTTCTTGATATAAGCCCGGTAGAACTTATAAGCAGGGTTATGCTTAGGTATTACCCAATAGTCATCAATATCAACAATGAAAGGGATTTTCTTTTTGGCAAGTATCGGAAGAATGTTATACTGCAATCTTCCAAGCCATCGGTTGAATACCACGCAATCATATTTCTCAAAAGGTAGGTCTGCCCACTCATTCTGATCCACAGACACATCAACTGTGATGCCGTAGTCTATTTGAATTTTGACGTAGGGAGTGTACAACCTATGGAAGGACACTCCGTTCATGCCGTCAAGTAGTAGTAAGATTCTCAAAATGGTAGATCGTCTTTCTCCTTCGGTGGTCTTGGCACTGCCACATAGTGAGTAGCCTTTGACCTGTCATTCTGAGTCTTGAGTTTCTGCACTCTTATGCGAACATCTCCGTACTTGTTAATCTCAAGCTTCCCGTCAGAAAGTGCTTGTTTGAATTTGTCCACGTTTACCGTGATGTTCAAGCCGTAGTCATCTGACCAGGCGTTTCCAAGGAATGTAATTTCGTCCATATTAAAATAGTTGTAGTTGTTTCTTGTGGTCCTCTATTCGTTTCATTGCTGCATTGTAGTAATCAGTATCTAATTCACAAGCGGTAAGGTCAAAACCTAAATCGTGACAAGCTATCGCTATTGAACCACTGCCTAAGTGAGTGTCGAGTATTTTGTCACCTTCCTTTGCATTATTTATTAATAGCCATTTATACAGTTCTATTGGCTTCTGTGTAGGATGGATTTTGCCTTTTTCTTTTAACACGCTTAACGACCACATCTTAGCAGGTTTTTTAATACTGCTCCAAGCATACTCACACATAGCCAAACTGAAGTCGTGTGGTTGTTTTTTATCCCATATAAAGAACCCTTGAGTAGGTGGTAAATCAAAATAATTACCTCCCCATATTATTTGATTTTTGCTCACTCTAAACAATTCTTTAAAATAGGCATCATTAGGAATGTTGTCATCCCATCGCTTCCTATCGTGTTGCTGCCTGACAGGATTTGAACTTATACCAATCCCATAAGGTGGGTCTACAATAGCAAGGTCAAAATGATTATCCTCATAACGACCCATCAATTTCATATTGTCCTCGTTTGTTATCATTAGTCTAAATTTAAAGTGACATTCACAACCTTAGCCTCAACAGTTGCGTCTACTGTTTCCTTTGGCTTACCATATACCCTGCTGAGTAAAGTATCCATGGAATAGAGTGAGCCTTTCTCGTAGCTCTTAATGATAGCCTTTGCTACTGTCTTTTCTAACATGGTTGCTCCTTCGTTTTTGAGTACCTGTTTAATCTCCTTTTCATCCATTGCCATGATAGCCTGAATGCTGTCGTTCACCTCTGAAAGCTTGTATCCTTCCTCCTTCATCAGAGTGGTGAACTTTTTTGGTCTGCCGTTAGGGTTGTTGGTTTCCCCTTTCTCAGGTACTTTGAGTGTGCCTCCGTTTCTTCCTGGTATCTCTTTCATTACTTTGTTCTTACTTTGTAATTACGTTCATTCATCTTAACCTTATGGACAACTTTCAACATCTCTTTGTCCGCTTTATTCCCTTCGTATTTTTCGTGGCAAGATCTACAAACCGCCATCAGGTTTTCAATTACATCTTTGGTTTTACTTCCTCCCATTCCCCTTGGTTCAATGTGGTGAATATCATTTGCCGTTTTGCCGCATATCTCACAAGGTATCCAATCGGTTGTGTCATAGCCGAAATAGTTTAGATATATTTTGGTGTGCTTTTTCAAAGTCTAATTAATTGACATTTGGTTTTCTGTTGTAGTTCGTGCATGTGAGCGTTGTGAGCATTGAAGTCTGTGCCTTGCTCTGCTTGGATATAGTGTTCAGTCAGTCCTTGATATAAAGCTCTGCCTCCATCTATGCCTAAAGTGTAAACTTGGTCAAATCGGTTCATCAGTAGTTCAAATGCAAATGAGCTTGAGTTGAATGTTCTGAATGTGTAGTGACCAATATTGGGATCAATCTTGAACTGCACAAAGATGGTGTTGTCGTATATCTTTTTATTGCAGGTTCTTGTCAGGATGAAACGTGCCTTGTATTTCCCGTTTATGTATTTCTGTGGTTCGTTATAAATCACAGGATCGTGAAAGGCTGCTATATCTGCATAGCGTGTCTTTTCCAATGCTCCATTAATTGTCCAAACGTTATAGTCTAACATCATAGAGGAATCCCACCTCTCAAGAGATGCACCCGTTCCAACAACAAGCCAAGGTTTATCCTTCGCCCAAGTCTGTTTTATTATCTGTGTTACGCACGACACGTTTTCTTCGCTTTTTTTTAACAGGCTGCTCATCGTCAGCCAGTGTGTTAAGTTCCTTGTTCTGTGCCTCCGCTCTGATAATCATCGAGAGCATTCCCTCAACTACACAATTTCCGCACGTTGGTAATGGTTTACCCATCTCTTGTAAGTACACTGCTCTAAACTCCACGTTCTGTTCAGGTGTCATCTTTAGCACTTGTGTTTCTTTCCATTTCTGAAACACCGGCAACATCTCTGTAAGGATGAAATCAATTTGTTCTTTGTTCATTTAGTATTCTGATTACTTTGGTTAGTGCCTCGTTGACTTCGCTTGGTCTTGGTTGACTTATGGCAAAGCCCCTTCGGTATTTTAAATGTCTTTCTAATGTGTCAATTACTTCTTTCAAATCCTTTAGTTCATACATATCTGTTCAATATCGCTGCTATCATTCCTGCCGCAAATGAGAATAGAACTCCCTCCAAGGAGTGGAAGTACAGTACACTCAACCAAAACGCCATACATAGCTCACAGGTAAATGGCTTAACCTTGAACTTGTATGTCCAGTTTCTTACAAGAATTACTCCCATAGAGGCGAGTCCTAATATCTCAAATGTAAGGCTCATATTTTTTGAATTGTTTGTTCGCTTTGTATTTAATCTCGTTAATCACTTTGTCTATCTCATGCCTACTGATGCCCGTTGCTCTGCTGATTGATCGTGCTGATTTTGGTTTGATGTTACGCCCACCCTCTGAATAAAGCTTCCATATCTTGGTGTGATACCAGTCATACTCTCGCAGTACGATATCAATGCAGTAGTGAAGTATCTCGTTTCTGTAGTCAACATCATGATCAGGTATTTCAAGTTTAGAGCTGTCAAGCATTGGCTCTTGTTTGAATAGTTTGTTGAACCTGGTGTATTGCCCATAGGCCTGATTAACCACAATGCGAATGACCAAGCCTTCCCAATATCCGCTATTGTATTTTTCAAGTATCCAATCTTCATCCTTTTCGCAGATTATTAAAAACACCTCCTGATATAAATCATTGGCTTGGTGCTTCCCTATCTTCTCGCAAACTTCCCTCAACCATTCGGCTGTTGTCAGCTCGTTTATGATGTCGGCTTTTTTGATATGTCAAAGTTCTTTTCAATTTCAATAGGTATTCAAGAAGTTTTACACAATAGTTGCACAGTCTTATCGTTGCAGATGCTGTAAACCTCAAAGCCTTGTTTTATGTATTTCTTGGCATAGTAGATGACTTGCTTGTCATTCTCAAGGATTATGTGAACGTACTCACGTCCCTTCCTGACTGTCAGCTCCATTAATCAACTCTAATATGGTTAACTCCTCTCTGTACACTTGCGGAATGTCCAGCCAATTCTCTACTCTCTTACATCCATTTATAACGCTTGAATGGTCACGATTGAAGATTGAACCTATCTTGACGGTGCTGAAATTCTTTCTATGCCTTAGATGATAAAACAAAGCGTGTCTGACATTGACGATTGATCTGTCCCTCATTGGGCTTTTGAGTTCGTCTTCTGTTATACCGTACTCATTTAGGATACGACCGTATAACTCGTGGCATCGTTCGACATTGTTACCTTTGAGTTTTAGTATTTCATGCCTCATCTTGTGAATGGTCACTTGATACTCTCTCATTTGATTTCTGACTTTACGTTGGTAGTTGTCGTGTTGCTTTTCTAATCGTGTGAGCTTTTGCTTTGCTGCAATGTATTCTGGATAGTAGTCTTTCATAGTTCTAAATAGTATGCCATACAGGCTGCCTTGTAAATAATTTCTTCATCAAGTTGTGAGCGTTTCTGTTTATGACCTCGCTCTCTTTTTAGTTTGTAAAACCATATATTTTGATTGTCATTAATCATCTCCACTAATATAGCCACTCGCTTCTCATCAATCTTTGGCTTATCTTCTAACTCCTCCCAAGCCTTGCATAGAAAAGATGGAAACACTGCCGCCCTTTTTGTTCGCACATTCTCCCAGTTGCTTTTGGCTATCTCAAAGGCTGACATCTTAGGGCTATTGTCAACCGGTGCTTCTATTGCCATGTACTCCCGTGGTTTTAGTTTTAAAGTGTGACTGTTGTCTTTGATGTAGGCGTTCATGATGTCGCTTACAAATTTGACATTCAGTTGCTGTGGTTGTCTGATCGTATACTTGCCGAGTAGATACTCCCGAAAGGCTTTGTCCATCGTTTCAATCTCGCATCGTGCAAAGCCGTCTTGAATAAACTCGATGAACTCTTTGCCTTGTTGTGGTGGCTTAATGCCTCCTAATGAACAGAGCTTTTTTAATCGCTCCAATATCATCTCCTGATTAACATCCTGAATATACA